TGCAATGCATGATCTGCGTGGGGTGACTTCGGTAAACACCTTCGGGTTACAAACCTTCAGGAGTCACCTTACTTAGATGCGATGACGGCGATAGCCATTCCAACGATAGTTGGCATCCAGTCTAACGGTCTTCGATGTTTATTAACATCTTAGTCCGAGTCTCTTAGGAGAAACATTTAAGGACGGTAGTCCTTTCGTGTAGAGGTCTAAATACCTCCCTTCGAGAAATTCGTAGGTTTCCTCCCCTGTTTCAGGGTCGTACTTACCTACGTCTACTGTGGTTTCTTGATTAATATCAAAGAACCACATTGGGACCACCTTGGATATCACTCTTGTGATATCCTCGTTGGTCTGTTCTGCGAGTGAAGAAGTATCCCAATCGGGTCCTCCTTCTTTCTCGTAATATGTCCACACTACCTTTTGGTATGTGTCGACATACTTTCTCGTGTTAAACACCTTTGGTGCATTAACTCCGAGTAAGAGCTCCTGGAAAAGGTTTCCTCTGGTAGCTCTCTTGACGAAATCTTCTACTGATAGAATTCCGTCGTCCGCGGCGAGGGCGATAACCCTCCTCGCGTTGTCCTGAGCCTGTGGGTAGCGATCTTTCACTTCCCACCAGCTCATTGCGTTGATATAGGTTGGATAATCATTCAACCTGTCAACGAGGTCCTCCTGAAAGCGTAGAATATCTTCCACGCCTCGAGAGGAAGTGTTCGTGTTGAGTGTCCGGAAAATCCGGCAGTCCTTACGAACATCTATGCCCATCAGTGCCTTGTATACAATCCACTGGGTGGGCTTAGGGGATTTGAGAAGGAAGCTTTTTAGCTCACTTTTCATCCCCAGACCATACCCTCCTACGCTAGTAGGTAGGTGTATGTTTGCAAACGCACGGGGGTTTACCGCCTTTCTAGGTAGTAGGCTTCCCATGCGTTCGACGAAGAGGGCCCGAATACTGGCCTTCTTCGTTTCACTGAAGAATCGGTTGTCTTTTGGCAACCATTCTAAAGTGCCGCCAAGTTGTTGAGATTTACCAATCGCAACATTCTTGTTGTCCTTCTTAATGAGGGTCGATTGACCTCTCTCAAGAAGGCGAACCTTCACTGAGTCAACAATAACCGATAGGTTATGGTCCTCGTTGAAGGGTTTTCCGTATTTCAGATTTGTGAGGTTTATTAACCTCTCTGTGTAACGGACACAAATCTTCGAGTAGCCGTGCTGTCCCGGAGAGATGTGGGAACCTGCACTCAGATGTATCTGGGTGATCAGGTTTAGGTAGCGCCACGGTCCTCTAGCGAGGTGATCGTCGCCACCAATGTGGACATACCTCCAATCCCGATAGGGTGCGGGGGTGTTGTCCCTTAGAACTTCCTCCTCTACCTCTAGGTAGCGAAGGAAGGCGAGTTCCTCAATCGATAGATTGAGCAGCGTTAGCGATGGCTTAGCGATAGCTTCGCCCATCATAATTCCTTGCTTCGAGACGATAGTCTCGAAGTCTGGAAATTGTACTATTCTTGGCCCGATAAGGCTCAAGACTAGTGAAACATATTCGGGACGGGACGATAGTCCATACCCGTTTATGAAACCGGTCAACAGTGACTTTGTCACTGCCCAGTTTTGCGCGTTGGTAGCGTCCTTTAGGTCACTACTCAGCACGTACTCCGTCGGACCGGCCCTCTTAATCGGTAGATCAAGTTGTGGCCTCTTCAGACGGCAGAGTCCCTTCACAGCCTCAAATGCTTGATCCTGTCGGTGAAAGCTTGAGAAAACTGAAGGGTGGTACTTCACGGCTTCAACCAATAGGTGAGCCAGTGGAGCTTGAATGACGTTAAGCCAGTATTCTGACAGCGTCACGTGTCGGGCCTTGTTTCCCATCTCTGGGACAACTTCGGTCCGTAATACGGGGATTGGGGAGTATTCTCTCCAAGCCACGTACATCAACTGGTTTCCAAGGACTTCATCAAGCCCTACAAACCGGTTCCCCAAATCCTTTATTAAGGAGTAGGGTGTCAGGAAGGGTTCTTCGGTTTCGAGGACCTCTTTCCTGAATAACGTCTTCCATAAAGGGATTCCCTCTATGTGGGACGCCAGACCAAAAGGAGTATCCTCCATT